AGCGTTTGAATATTTTGGAAGTTGGAAACAAGCTTTAGCCGTCCCGGAATTTACGTTTACATTGACATAAGATTTTGCCATCTCTGCCGGAATAATTTTGAATGATAATTCTTTAGTAGTATCGCTACCGACTGCTGAAAATTTATCAATCAGTTGGATTCTGCGAACAAAATCAAAATCACCATCCTGTATTATTGGCAACGTATATAAAACGGCAGCCGGCTGAATATTTGTAACATGTATATAATGATCATTTTTCTCAACATCATGAAAAATAAGATTTAGAGGGGCCACGTCATCTGTTGAATGCGTTTTCAACCATGTTTTTATCGCGTCCAAATTAGCATAATCAACGATCTTGTAATTTTTCAACACGACGTCAGATAAGCAATTCCATTTGAAATAATTAGAATCATTTAAATCATAACTCACCCGGGTGAAATCAAGCCTTATCGACTTTGATTCTTCCGTATAATCTCGTTCAAATGAATCCAATACTACCGGCGAAATGATTTTTTTATTGGTTAGATTAGACTGGAGCGAGTGAATAGATATAGTTTTAGTTGCAGCATCCACAAGAAATGAAACATTGAAGAACTCTTCTATATATTGTTTAAATTCCGTCACAGTCCAATCAGGTAACGCATCAGCATACTTCAACGTACCTGAGGAGTTCAAAAAATACATAATTTTTGCTCTCGGATCATCATTCAAAACATTATATACAAGTGTATATCCTAACATCTCAGGAAACTTGTTGATATAATAAAGTAACCAGGGTTGCATCACTATTTTTCCATTAATCCCATTTATTGCCATTGCTGGAGTAGCAGTATCAGCCGAAATTGTATAGGAGTTCACAATTTCATCGCTTAGTATTACCGGTGTACAAATAAAATTAAAAGCACCATAATGAATTTCATTAATACTAAGCAATGCCCGGGCATAATCAATTGCCGATTCAGTTCCCCAATCGTATTCCCAAATCTTTTTGTCGTTCTGAGCAATATAATTAAGTTCTGAATTTCCGGCAAGGAATTGAAAAGTAACATCAATATCCGTATTTTTCTGAATTTCTATCGTTCCGGAAGTTATTCTCCCATATTCAATTTTACGAGCAAAAGCCGTTTGTTTCACATCCGATTTATTTTCTCTATTGATAAATTGAAATGCAATCGCATTTTTGGACTCCAATAGCGAAGCTGTGATATCAAGCGTATAAGTTCCTAATGAAGTTATTTCAGGGTTTTCTTCGGTCTCAGTGAAAGAATAATCATCGGGTAAAACGACCTCATTCCATTCCGGCAACTCGGTTGAACTTTTGAAATTTATAAATAATTGCATCATTTTCCTGCATTTTTAAGTAGTCTGTTATAGTCTTCCGTAACTTTTGCAATGCCATTATTCCCAGACATCTTTACACCAATTCCTTTTTTCAGTTCAGCCACCAACATGGCGTTTATGGCATTAGTTTGTGCCATTGTTTCACGGATTAACGATAAATCTACGTTTACAACCGAACTCCCCGAAGAACTTCCATTCGTAGTTATTGAATTTGATCCAGATGATAAGCCTTGCCTTATTCCAACTGCACGGGAAATATCTTCGCTCGTAATACGTGCTATGGTATTGGTGCGTTGCGCATAGTCTACAAGGTTGAAAACTTTTCGCATAGGTGCGCTGCGCACCGCTTCCTGATTAGCCACAAATTCACCGGCATGAACAATACCGGCCGGCTTATATTTATCTCCGGGATCAGTGAATCCTCCAGTCCAAAGATTTTTAGTAGCTTCTCTCTGCTTAACAGCAACACCTAATTGTGCAGCACCTAAAATACCTTCAAGAACCTGTAATGGAATATTTGGAGCTGCTTTCATAACTGCCAGTGCAGTATTGGCAATTATTTGACCCACTGTTATTGCAAAGTCTATATCTGCATATTTTTTCTTTATTTGTTTTTTTTCTTCCTCTATTTGAGCCTCTAATGCTGTAGTATCTTTTCCGGCAGCTTTAGCAGCTTTAAGTTGTTCTGCATATTTATTATCAACTGCTAATGTTTCAGACTCTTGTAAAGTCTGAGAGAGATTACTTGCAGCAGTCATGATTTCGGAGATTTCCTGAGCTGTTTGTTCTGCTTGCTTAACTTTTATCTTAGTTACATCCTTTTCGTATCGTTCGGTTATTTCTCTTTTCTTCTTTTCATCATTTTCGTACAGAAGTAACTGAGCCTGATATGCTGTTTTTAATTCACTTAGAGCATTGGCATACTCCTTTTGTTTAGAGTTATGATCATCAATTCCATATTTTTTTTCAATTTCAGAAATTTGTTTCTCGATTTCTTTCCGATCGGAAATTTTCTGATGATAAATTTTCTTTTCGACATCTGATAGATTTTTTGCAGCATCTTCAATTTCCTTATTGGCGGCCAACTCGGCAGCTACTCTATCGGCGTTAGATTTAAATTGAAAAGAATCAACATCACGTCTGTGTTCTTTAGCAGCATCAAGTCTGGCTTCGGCCAGAACTTTATCGAGTGCCATTATCGAATTATCATACTCCTTTTGAGTAATTAAATCATCCTCTAATTTTTGATTCAACTCTTCGCGAGAAAGGTTATCATAAATAGCAATCGCATTTAATCGCTGATCCTGCAACTCTTTCATTGCTTTCAGGCTCAGTTTTTCAGCATCAGTTTGTAATTTAATATCGATATCGGCAATCTGATTCTTATACTCGAAATACTCTTTGTCTTTTTGAGTATACAGACTTTGTTTCCATACTAAACCTTCACGAGTGACATTTAAGATGTTTTTTTGATAGGTTTCCTCATCATCAAGATTTTGAAGGTATCTGTTTTTGAATTTTGCATGTTCTTTGGCCATCCATCTATCTACCTGGTCTAGTTCTGCTTTTTGAAGTTCTTTGGTATCTCCACCAAACATCCCGGTATCATTCTGAGTATTTAGTGGAGGAGTGATAACTGTCGTTTTTACAGGTTTTGTTTTTGGCAATATACGATCGAATCGTTTGTCAATTTCCGATAATTCTTTATTCATATTTGTAAGAGAACTCACATATTCCCCTAAATCCGAATACATACTATCTTTCATTCCACTACCCATCATTTTTTTAAGGTAGTTTTTAGCCTCATTATATGCTTTTTTGGGGTCTACCGGAATATTCTTATCAAGAATCTGCTTTACCTGATCCATAATAGCATCACTGAAGTTGACTCCTTTTTCAGAAGTCACTTTATTGCTTAATCTGTCCATCAGATTTGCTTGTAATGGAGTTCTTTGAGTAATTACATCCGCTTTTGCCTGATCTTTAATCTGTATAGCTAGTTTTTCACGAAGTGCCGTATTGGCTTCGTTTTGAGCTTTTGTAATAGCCTCTAAATTTGATTTATCAGTGAGCTGATTACTCAAGTATTGACCGTAAACCGAATTTATTTTATCAATGATCGTTTTTCGTTCAGCTGTACCTTCTTTCGTTTTTTTTGCAGCTTCAAACAATTGATTAGCGTTATTTACTTCTACAGCAGATTGTTTATTGTATTCCTTCCATGCTTTCTCGGCGGCACTTTGCGCTGTAGCCAATTTATAAAATAAGACTGTGATACCGGCTAGCAAAACACCCATGGCTACGTAAGGATTAGTAAGCAGGGTTTTGAAAAATTTGGCGGTAGAACTGTCCAGGGCTTTCGTTGCCAAATCATTTGCTTTTTTTGCTATAGTATTATAACCAACTGCTACAGTGTAGGCTATCATCACAATAGACAGAGTAGCCAATAATCCTGCATTTTCTTTCAGCCATCCCGGAGATTTTATCAGTACTTTCAAAAAATCATTTCCCAGATTAGTTGCATTAATCATGGCAGGATTTAGATTTTTCACTAATTCCATACCGTAAAGCGCGAATTGATTCTGTGCCTGTGCCATTTTAGCGGCATTGGTAGCACTGGTTGTGGTTGCTTGATCAATAGCCGTGTTTGTTCCTGTGACTGCCTTGGTCAGTTCTGTAAATCGTGCGCGATTGGCAATAAGAGTTTGAGCAACTACGACATTATCCTGACCGAAAAGCTTAACCATTTCAGAGAATCCACCCGCTTTCGAAAATTTCTTATTCAAATTTTCAAGTGCCATATCCATTCCAACAATTGCCGGATTGGTTTCATTGGCACCGGCCATAAGTTTAGTGAAGAATGTTTTCAATCCGGTACCGGTAACTTCAGCCTGAAATCCTTTTTCGCCAATGGCTTCAATCAAAGCTACCGATTGTTCTATAGGTATATTTGACAGTTTGGCTACAGCACCAAACTTCACCAGAGCTTCGGAAATATAGGGAACTTCCTGAGCACCGGCTTGAGAACCTGCCGCCAGCACATTTACATATTTTGCGGCCTGATCAGCACCGGCACTGTATTGATTTAGCGCGATAACAGTTCCATGAACAGCATCGGATAACGGCATGCCGGCAGCTGCCGCCAATATCATCGATTGTTTTGTTACTTCGTTTAGAGCTTCAGGAGTTTTGAGCAATTCAGGCTTTGCCGATCCTACAAGTTTATAGGCTTCAATAATCTGCGCTACAGTTGCCCGAATACGTATTTTTGTACCCTCGAGAGGCTTTGTTGCCATCTCCTGTGCATAACTTTCCAACTTACTAACATCAGCGTCACCAAGTCCGGTTAATGCTTTCAGGTTTGCTTTTGAGTCTTCCAATTCATTGCGCATATCAATGAATTTTTTCAGTGCAAACGTCAAACCGGTTACGGCTGCAACTCCGGCAGTGAACATGGCAAAATATTTATTAATTCCGTTAGCCAGATTACTAAAACCACTTTCGGAGGCTCTATTTTCTGCATTTACGTTATAAATTTCTTGTCTTACTTTTTTAAGTTGACTCTGAAGTTTTTCCCATTCATCGGAATTTCGGGCAATATCACCACTTCTCAATGTTGCATTGAGACGTTTTTGTGCAGCTTCGAGGTCTTTTATCGAAGCACCCGAAAGGTTATCCAATACTTTCTTTACATCAAAGGCTTCTTTGGCCATTTGATTCATTTGTTTATTGGTATCTTTTAGTTGTTTCGTGTATTTCTCAAAAGCTTTACCGTCACCGGCTTCGTTGGCTTCTACCAACATATCACGCAGGTATTTTGCCTTTTGGGCTAAAGCGGTCATTTCCTGTTTTGGTTGCTCTCCATTGAGCAATACGGAACTAGTGGAAGTTTCATTTGGCTGCATAACATTATATTTAGTATGCAAATGAAATCAATAGAAATAGGGAGAAAAAAGACAAAAAAATACTCCGAACTTCGCAGCCCAGAGTACTTATCAACTTAACTATAATCTAATATCACAAAACGAAAATCAAATTATCTTCTTTACAAACTCAAATAATTTCTTTATCCAGGGGAATACTATTTTAGTCCAATTCATCGACACCCAAACTATAACAGGCAAACATAATCCGGCGATAAACCATTTCCACCAGGTGACTGATTTAGTCTCTTTGGTTTCCGATTTATAACTTTCCTTAGATTTTATACTCAATAAACTATCATTCGATTGCTTGAGTCGTTTATTTTCCAGAATGAGTAAATTATTTTTAGTCAGCATGTTTTCCACTATTTTATTATCCTTTTGGGATAATGTTTTTTCGGTAGTAGTAGTTTCTTCAGATACCGGTGGTTTTCCGGTACCGGGAATAACAGGCTTACTTGTGTCATAAACTATTTTCTTTGTCTCAGTTTCTTTCGACTGATTTTCTACAGTTTGCGTATTTTTAGTGATAGCAGTTTCGCCTGAAGCTGCTGTTTTTACATTAGCGGTTTCATCCACCTTTTTCTTTGACTCCAAGTCAGAGTTCAAAGCGATATCGCTTTTCGTTTTTTCTAGTTTTTTGGTGGTAGAGCACGCCGTAAGGGACAGGATCACCAACAATGCGATATAAATCGCATATACGATTTTTAATTTTGATACTAGTTTTTTCATGATTTATCAATTTATAATTACATAACCGTTTTCGGTTTTGCCGGATTGTTTGATTGCGAGTAATTGTTGCCAGGTATGGCCAAAGGTTTTTTCAAAATGAGGCTTATCCACTATCGATCGGAAGTCTCCACCCCAAGCGTAGCCGGCCGACTTGAATACTTTTACCGCTTCCATCCAGTCCGGGGTTTTATCGTTATCAAAGTCCTTCACCGTATCCCATATGGTTCTGCCGCCATCGGCCAGACAAAAGTCAAAAGCAAGTCCATAATTATGGATTGATTGACCCCCTTTTGCGTTGGTCACTTTTGGACGTTGAGCATATAGAACATCTTGTTCTGCAAATGTTCTCAACCCCTGAGTAACGATCATTTTCACGCTACCAGTCAAAA